ACGATGTTCTACACGCTAAAATTAATGGAGCTAAAGCCATGAACGATGCGAGTTTTAAATCCGGAACCGTACTGATTGAGGCGGGCTGTGCTTTTTTTAAATATGATAAATTTTTAAATGCTAAAATAAGATCTTGGACACGATCTGAAAAAGGCTATACATGCAAAGATGAAGTCTTACAAAAGTATTGTAAAAAAGGAATATGTTCCAAGAAAAAATTTGGAATACTGGCTGGTTCTAGAGGAACCTACCCAGAATTAACGAACTTAAAAAAAATAGAATTAGCGCCCGAACCTGAATTTGAATTTGATGTAACTCTAGCTGATGGATTCTCCAAAGCTACCGTGCATTGTCATGATATATCTTATTTAACTGAACAACGTAAAAGAAGAAATGTAATATCCAGGGACGCACACTTCACTCCTCCATTAATCAAAGATGATCTACCTATTTTAAACGCTTTATGGGGAACCTTAACACTTGTTTCTCCACCAATCGGTACTACCCCTAAAGAAAAACTGCACGATGTTCTACACGCTAAAATTAATGGAGCTAAAGCCATGAACGATGCGAGTTTTAAATCCGGAACCGTACTGATTGAGGCGGGCTGTGCTTTTTTTAAATATGATAAATTTTTGAGGCGGGCTGTGCTTTTTTTAAATATGATAAATTTTATGATAGACTAAAATCTAAGAACTGGAAATACAGCGAAGATAAGACAGGTACCATGATGACCACAACCTATAAAGAATGTGGTATAGAATTTCTGGATCAAAAAAGATTTCCTAGTAAGGTTAAAGGAAAATATAATACACCCACTAAAAACGTTGTAAAAATTTCTATTAAAGAATTTGAAAACGTCCCGATCCTTCACACAAAACTTAAACATCAAAAGGATATCATATGATGAGAAAAATACTCGGGCCTCCGGGAACAGGGAAAACAACTAAATTATTAAAATATGTTAAAACATTTTTAAAACTAGGAACCCCTTTAGATAAAATAGGATACTTTGCTTTCACTAAAAAAGCCGCTAACGAGGCCAAGGGCAGAATGCTAAATGATTTTCCCACGCTAACAGACAAAAAATTAAAACGCTTTCAGACTCTCCACTCCCTAGCTTTTGAAAGACTTGGTATGAAAAAAAGCCAAGTAATGCAGGATGAACATTACGAAGATATTGGAAAACAATTAGGAATCGAAGTTACAATGTATAGTGATGGAGAGGAACACACAGGTTTTATAGACTCGGATAATGAATATTTTAATTTAATTAACATTGCCCGTATTAAAGAAGTAACAAGCCAGGAAGAATACGACACCGACATGTATTCATGGGCTGTTGATAAGAATGTAATTCCAATTCTAGAAGCTGAAATAAATAATTATAAAGAGGCCTATCATCTACTGGACTACACCGATATGATCGAGAAATTCATTGTGGCAGAAATGTGTCCAAAATTTGACGTCGTTTTTATCGACGAAGCCCAAGATTTATCGCCGATTCAGTGGAAAATGTTTGATGTTTTAAAGAAAAATTCTAAACATGTTATAATAGCTGGTGACGACGATCAAGCTATTTATGGATGGGCAGGAGCAGATGTTAAAAGATTTCAACGAGAACCAGCAAAAGAAATTGTTCTACCACAATCTTATAGAGTACCCCGGGCTATCCAACGTATTGCAGATAATATTTTAAATAGAATACCAGATGACCGAAGAATAAAAAAGAACTGGAACGCCCGCGACGAAGACGGAACTATTCATCAATCTATTTCCTCTATTGAAGATGTCCCTTTGCATGAAGGAAAATGGTTAGTGCTGGCTCGTTACAACGACAAACTCATAAGATTAAAACCTACTTTACGCGACATGGGAATTTATTTTGAATACAAGGGGCGTAAAAGCTATCGAGCAAGACTCTATAATGCTGTTCAAAACTTCACCCGATGGACTAATGGATCTCTTCTTTCTCTATCAGAGTGTACAGACTTATTTGAATATCTCGGTAAAAAATTCCCTCACAACGAGGAACGAATGTATGAATTAAAAGAACTTGGGTATTGCCACACTCAAAGATGGTTTGATGTATTTGAAACAGAACCTGAAGACAGTCTCTATATTAGAAATATGTTGTCTCAAGGAGAAAAACTAGATGTCCCAGCACGAGTCGTATTATCTACGATTCATTCTGCAAAGGGTGGAGAAGCTGATAACATCATATTAATTTTAGATAATACTAAAAAAATTAGGGAAGCCATTGAAAGATCTCCCGATAAAGAAGATGAAGAAAATAGAATTTGGTATGTAGGAGTTACTCGAACAAAACAAAATCTATATATCATGACAGCAAAAAAGGAGGCAAATGGATACGACATCGAAAGTATACAATAAACAAATTGGAGGAGCCCACTATCGCAAAATGAAAATTCAACCCAGTGAATTTGTGCATGAAAATAAGTTACTATTTGCAGAAGGTAATATAATAAAGTATATATGTAGACATCCTTACAAAAATGGAAAACAAGATATTCTGAAAGCAATACACTAGGAAAACAAGAAATTCTGAAAGCAATACACTACTGCGAAATGATTATTGAAAGAGATTACAAATGAGAATTCCAAAATTTGAAGCTCAAACCGAATGGGTTAAACCAACAGAATTTCCAGATCTACGTCAAGTAGATGAAATTGCAATAGACTTAGAAACAAAAGATCCTGATCTTATTAAAAGAGGATCGGGTTCTATTATTGGAAACGGAGAAGTGATAGGTATCTCGGTCGCTACTTCACACTATAAAGGATACTTTCCGATTGCCCATGAAGGTGGCGGCAACATGGATCGTAAACAAGTTTTAAGCTGGTTAAAAGATGTTCTTGAAGCTCCTTCCACAAAAATATTTCACAATGCTATCTACGACGTCTGTTGGCTAAAAGCCATGGGCTTTAAAATTAATGGTGACATTGTTTGTACAATGATCGCTGCAGCCATCACCAATGAAAACAGATTTCGATACGATCTTAATAGTTTGTCCTGGCATTATTTAGGCTACGGAAAAAATGAATCTGCTCTTGCAGAAGCTGCCTCTGAATGGGGAATCGATCCTAAAGCAGAAATGTATAAACTCCCGGCTATGCACGCAGGATCTTATGCAGAACGTGATGCAGAAATTACACTGGGCCTATGGCAAGAACTTAAAAAAGAAATACTTCATCAGGACCTAGAAGACATATTTGATTTAGAAACAGATTTATTTCCGTGCCTGGTCGAGATGAGATTCAAGGGAGTCCGAGTCGATGTAGAACGTGCACACATGATGAAAAAAACTTTAATTGCTGAAGAACAAGAACTTTTAAAAGCTATTGAAAAAGAAACCAATGTAAAACCACAGATATGGGCAGCCAGATCCGTAGCGAATGTTTTTGATATGTTAAAGATACCATACCCACGGACAGAAAAAACCGCAGCTCCTTCTTTCACTAAAAATTTTTTACAAGCACATAGTCATCCTGTTGTTAGACTCATTGCTAAAGCCAGAGAAATTAATAAAGCTCACACAACCTTTATAGATTCTATTTTAAGATATGAACACAAAGGAAGAATTCATGCAGAGATTAATCAGTTAAGGAATGCAGGGGGTGGAACTGTAACCGGACGATTTAGTTATCAGAATCCTAACCTCCAACAGATTCCAGCCAGAAACAAAGATCTAGGCCCAAAGATACGAAGTTTATTTATTCCTGAAGAAGGATGTAAGTGGGGATGCTTTGATTATTCACAACAGGAACCAAGGCTCGTTGTACACTATGCATCTTTATATAAATTACCTTCGGTCTACGAAGTTGTTGATGCTTATAAGGCAGATTCTAATTCAGACTTTCACAAAACCGTTGCTGAGATGGCACAGATTCCTAGAATACAAGCCAAGACCATTAACTTAGGATTGTTTTATGGAATGGGCAAAGCAAAACTCCAAGCAGAACTTGGAGTAACAAAAGAAAAATCTGCAGAATTATTTAATCAGTACCACGCCAAAGTTCCATTTGTTAAACAACTTATGGAAAAAGCATCTAACAGAGCACAGGAGAGAGGACAAATTAGAACTCTTCTGGGTCGACTATGTCGGTTCCATTTATGGGAACCCAGTAGTTTCGGGATGCATAAAGCATTGCCGCACGAAGAAGCGCTCAGAGAGCATGGACCAGGGATCAAAAGAGCATACACATATAAATCTTTAAATAAATTAATTCAGGGATCAGCTGCAGACATGACAAAAAAATCAATGCTAGATCTCTATAAAGAAGGCATTATTCCCCATATCCAAATACATGATGAGCTTGATTTATCACTTAAAGATGATAATGAAGCTAAAAAAATTATTGAGATTATGGAGAATGCTGTTACATTAGAGGTTCCCAATAAAGTCGACTATGAACAGGGTAAAAATTGGGGAGATATCTATGATAAATAGAGGAGGAAACATGGACAAGATAAAAGCA